GGAACACGGTGGGAACTAATTGGAAAGGAGTTGAAACTATGGTTGTTCGAAGGGAAAGACCGGCACAAGTCGAGCCTTCTCACGAGAAGCCGGCGACAACTCCTGAGGGTCGTGAGAAGCAGCTGATTGCGCTTGCTGTGGACCTTGCAGAGAAGCGTCTTCGTGAGGGGACCGCCTCTGCGCAAGAGGTAACACATTTCCTGAAGCTCGGATCGACTCGCGAGAAGCTGGAACAAGCTCGGCTGGCCGAAGAGAACAAGCTACTCAAGGCCAAGACCGAATCGCTCGAGTCGGCGGCGCGGATGGAAGAGCTGACGGTCAAGGCCATCGAGGCCATGAGCATCTACCAGGGCAATGCGTCTTCGTCTAAGGCGGAGAACTATGCCGAGGATTAGAACTTACAGCGAACTAAGGAGACTTGAGACCCTCAAGGAGCGTTTCGAGTACCTCAAGCTCGTTGGTGTCGTCGGCGACTCGACCTTTGGGTTCGATCGCTGGATGAACCAGCAGTTCTACACCTCTACCGAGTGGCGACATATCCGCCAGCACGTGATCGCTCGAGATGGTGCCTGCGACTTGGGTATCGAGGGTTACGAGATCCACAATCGCCCGTCGATCCTCGATCCCGAGTTTCTGATCACCGTTTCAAACCGGACCCACAATGCCGTCCACTGGGGTGACGAAAGACAACTTCCCCGGCCTTTCGTCGAACGCAGACCGGGCGACACCAAATTGTGGTAAACAGAAAGGAGCCCTCATGAGGGCCAAGAACATGCAGAAGCTGACCGACCAGGTGAAGGCCGCCCGTCCCGGCGTGGTCGTCTACGGCATCGGCGACGCGGCGCACCAGAAGCAGAGCTCGGACCACAACGAGGACGACACGCCGGGTGTGCGCACGCCGCAGACCGACGCGGACAACGTCAAGGAACACCGTGCGGTCGACGTGATGCTCGGCTCGAACTTCTCGCGGAACGACGGCAACCTGCTGGTGCAGAGCCTGGTCACCGACCCGACCAACCGCGGCAGGGTCTCGCTGGTCATTTTCGACGGCTTCGAGTACTCGGCGAGGACGAACTTCCGCAAGGTCGCCAGGACCTCCGACAAGCACCCGGATCACGTCCACGTGTCCGGCGCGGCTTCTGACGACGACAACGACGCGCCGTGGAACCTCGACTTCGACGCATCCGTGCCGCCCCAGGCCGAGCAGCCCCTCGACGTCGACGGCGAGCTCGGGCCCAAGACCGTCACCAAGTGGCAGAAGGTCATGGGGACCACGGTCGACGGCAAGATCGACGCCGACGACAGCCAGCTGGTCCGTGCGGTGCAGGAGAAGCTGAAGGCCACCGTCAACCATCGACTGGTCGTCGACGGCCAGGGCATCTACCAGAACGGCAAGTTCTACAAGACCGTCGCCGCGCTCCAGCAGTACCTCGGTTCCCCGGTCGACGGCCGGCTGTCGGTGCCCAAGAGCCAGGCCGTAAAGGCCTTGCAGCGGCGCCTGAACGAGAACCGGTTCTGACACCCTGAAGGAGGTGTCCCACGTGATCACTAGCATCCTCGGTAGCGTCAAGAAGAATCTGGGCCTCGACCCGAGCTACACCGAGTTCGACCCGGACATCTTGATGCACATCAACGCGACGTTCGCCAATCTGCACTCTCTGGGGATCGGGCCGAGCATCGGGTTCATGATCGAGGATAGCGCGCCCACGTGGGACGATTTCCTCGGGTCGGATCCGCGGCTCAACAACGTCAAGACCTACGTTTTCTTCTGCGTCAAGATGGGCTTCGACCCGCCGCAAGTCGGTTATCTGGTCACAGCCCTCGAGAAGCAGAAGGAAGAGCTCGAGTACCGGATGCTCGTATTCCGGGAGTCGACGCAGTGGGTCAACCCATTCGGCATCACCGAACCGGAGCCCTACGTCATCGACGGCGGCACCCCTTAGGAGGTGGGAATGAGTACCATCAAATTCCGACGGGGTGCCGCCGCTGAGTGGACGTCTGACAATCCAATCTTGAACGAAGGCGAACCTGGTGTCGAACTCGACACGGGACAGTTCAAGGTTGGCGATGGCCTTCACAGCTGGAATGAGCTCCCTTATTTCATCAGTGACGAGGAAGTCGATGAGCGGATCACCGAAGCCATCGCCAACGCTACGCTCGAAGGCGTCCCGGGCCCTACTGGTCCCGCTGGACCTGCTGGTCCGACTGGTGCTACAGGTCCCCAAGGCCCTGCCGGAGATACTGGGCCTGTAGGCCCGAAGGGAGACCCGGGTGACAAAGGTGATACTGGTGATACCGGACCTGCCGGAGCCACTGGTGCCACAGGCAGTGCGGGTCCGAAGGGAGACAAAGGGGATCCGGGTGATCCTGGTCCCGCTGGAGCAGACGGAGCTACCGGAGCCACTGGTGCTACGGGACCGACTGGCCCCAAAGGCGATCAAGGTGACCCCGGCCCCACCGGTCCAAAGGGAGATCCTGGAGATACAGGCCCGGCTGGCTCAACTGGAGCGACGGGTGCCACGGGCGCGACCGGTGCTACAGGTCCCGCCGGCGAATCCGGACTATCGGCTTACGAGGTAGCGGTAGCTGAAGGTTTCATCGGAGACGAGCAGGACTGGCTTGACTCTCTGGTGGGACCAGCTGGCGCCACAGGGGCCACAGGAGACACGGGACCCGCTGGTTCAACAGGGGCCACGGGTGCAACAGGTCCTGCTGGTGTTTCCGGTGCGATCACACCCAAGTCCAACACCTGGAGCGTTATTCCCTTCGGTCCCGTAGGATCCAACGTCACGATGGTGGTGGGTGTCGAGTACGTCATCCCCGTCCCGGTCAAGTCCGACGGAACCATCGCTGATTTTTCGTTCGAGGTCGTCACCGCCGGCGGCGCTGGCGCAGTCGTTCGGATGGGCGTGCGTTCCGGAAACGTGAATGACCGTCCGGGCGCAGCGAGCCTTCTCAAAGACCACGGTACCGTTTCCACCACCACTACGGGCGTGAAGCTGGCGAGTGCTGCTAGCGCTTATTCCGGGGTGCAAGCACTAACCGCAGGTTCTACGGGCTACATTTCCTTGGTCGCTCAGGTGGCCAGCTGTGTGGCTCGAGCAATCAACGCAACGAACCCGCAGCTTGCGTTGGCAGCGGCCCCTTCTGGTTCTTCGAACTCTGCCGTGAACACCCAGAGCGGTGTGACCGGTGCACTTCCTGCCAACTTCACTTCCAACGGAGACGACTGGGCTCCTCGCGTTGGCGTGAAGTGGCAGTAATCCTTTGACGTGGAAGGAGGTTAACAAGAATGAAACTGGCTCATGTCGAGAACATGTCTCCTGAAGAGCTCATCACCAACGGTGAGACCATCCTCGAGCACTTCGGCGTCAAGGGCATGAAGTGGGGCGTTCGTCGAGCCGACAAGAAGTTCGAGAAGAAGGCAAGCTCCACCAAGGTCTTCATGCAGGTGTACGACGGCGCGGCCAAGGCCTACAACAAGCACGACATCGCTCGGATCAACAACAGCCCGAAGTACCGGAACAAGGACTTCAGCCAGCCGTCGAAGCTTCGCGATCAGTACTACAAGGAGCACCGGGAGGCTCTTGTCAAGCGGCTTGAGGAATCAGCCGCGAGCATGACCAACAAGTCCGGTACTCGTCGGTACACCGTTGTCGTCAACGCAGACAACAGCTGGGATGTCGAGACCACCGACATCAAGCACGCGGACGACACGATCCGAGTTTCGGTCACCTACGACGCGAAGGGCTACATCACGGCCGTTTCGCTCCCCGAGGTCTTGGAGCAGAGTGGTCTGGACTCTGCCGTTGCTCTCGAGCACTTCGGCGTCAAGGGCATGAAGTGGGGCGTTCGTCGTCAACAGAACGAGGCCAACGCGGCGGAGGACCACAAGGTCACGGCGTCGGTCCGAGAGAAGGCGAAGAGCGGTGGCGGCACGAAGGCTCTCTCTAACCAGGAGCTGCAGGCAGCCATCACTCGGATGAATCTCGAGGACCAGTACTCGAATCTCGTGGCCAAGCGGCGCAAGATCCGCAAGGGAATCGAACTGGTGAAAGCAATCACCGGTGCGGTCAAGACTGGTCAGGACGCGTACAACACCGGATCCGGTCTGGCCGGCAACATCAAGAAGGTTTCTTCGTCCTAGCGTCAAAATGGTAGTGGAAAGGGTTGACTAATGGTGTTGTCAAACACCGCGACTCCGATCTACTACGGTCAGTTCCGCGAATCCGTCATGCGAGGCGAGATCCCTGTGAATCGGGAGATCGCCATGGAGATGAATCGGATTGACAAGCTCATTGCCAATCCGGCCATCTACTACGATGACCAAGCGATCAATGGCTTCATCGCCTATTGCGAGAACGAGCTCACGCTGACTGATGGTAGTGATCTGAAGTTGCTACCGACGTTCAAACTCTGGGCAGAGCAGATTTTCGGTTGGTACTACTTCATCGAACGAGAGATCTACGAAGCTGCGGAAGACGGCAGGGTTCGCAAGACTGTACGAACTATCAAGAAGCGGTTGACGACTAAGCAGTACCTCATCGTGGCTCGAGGTGCTGCTAAGTCAGTCTATGAGTCATGCCTGCAGAGCTTCTTCCTGAACGTGGACACAGCAACGACGCACCAGATTACCACCGCTCCAACGATGAAGCAAGCTGAAGAAGTCATGTCGCCATTCCGGACCGCGATTGTTCGAGCTCGCGGTCCGTTGTTCCAGTTCCTGACGCACGGCTCTCTTCAGAACACGACGGGCTCGAAAGCTAATCGGGTTAAGCTTGCTGCCACCAAGAAGGGTGTCGAGAACTTCTTGACGGGCTCTCTTCTTGAGGTTCGTCCTATGACGATCAACAAGACACAGGGCTTGCGATGCAAGATTGCCACCGTCGATGAATGGTTGTCGGGTGATCTTCGAGAAGATGTCATCGGCTCGATCGAGCAGGGCGCGTCGAAGAACGAAGACTATCTGATCATTGCGGTGAGTTCCGAAGGTACAGTCCGGAATGGTTCGGGCGATACCATCAAAATGGAACTGGCTAGCATCCTTCGAGGAGACTACCACGCTCCACACATCTCCATCTGGCACTACAAGCTGGACGATGTGGCCGAGGTAGCCAACCCCGACATGTGGATCAAAGCGCAGCCGAACATCGGTAGGACGGTAACCTACGAAACCTACCAACTGGATGTAGAACGAGCTGAGCAAGCGCCGGCTGCTCGAAACGACATCCTCGCAAAGCGCTTCGGAATTCCAATGGAGGGCTACACCTATTTCTTCACTTACGAGGAGACAATCCCACACCGCCCACAGGGTTTCTGGGATATGCCTTGCTCGTTGGGCGCAGACCTTTCACAGGGTGATGACTTCTGTGCGTTCACATTTCTGTTCCCTCTTCGTCGAGGATTCGGAGTAAAGACTCGCAGCTATATCACCACTCTGACCCTCCATCAACTGCCAGGTGCAATGCGGCAGAAGTACCAAGAGTTCATCGATGAAGGAAGTCTCCACGTTCTCGAAGGCACCATCCTTGACATGATGGAGGTCTACGACGATCTGGATCACTTCATTCAGGAGGAAAGGTACGACGTTCGGTCTCTTGGGTTCGATCCCTATAACGCTAAGGAATTCGTCACTCGCTGGGAACAGGAGAACGGTCCTTACGGGATTGAGAAGGTCGCACAGGGGGCACGAACTGAGTCTGTTCCGCTGGGCGAACTCAAGCTCCTCAGCGAGCAAAGAATGCTCAAGTTCGATCAGGCATTGATGCAATTCGCCATGGGCAACTGCATCACGCTCGAGGACACGAACGGCAACCGAAAGCTCCTGAAGAAGCGATACGACGAAAAGATCGACAACGTGGCGGCCCTCATGGACGCATACGTGGCGTGGAAGGCTTACAGAGAGGCGTTCGAATGAACATCGTCGGTGAGGACAAGCCCGACCTGGACGAGCTGATGCACTACGGCGTCCTCGGCATGAAGTGGGGCCAGCGCAAGAAGGGCGGCGGGAAGGAGATCCGTAAGGCTCGCCGCAACCTCCGTGGTGAGCGGCGCAAGCTCAACTCGGTGGAGGAAGCCCGCCGCGAGGCTCCGAAGGGCAGCGAGGCCCGTACTAAGCTCGACAAGAAGATGAACACCCTTCAGCGGGAGTACAACAAGAACCCGGATCGGGTCTTGGCCAACCGTCTGACTCGGGGGGAGAAGCTCGCCAGCGTTCTCCTTCTCGGTCCGGTCGGCCTGGTGGCCATCGGTGGCACTTCGGCTCGATCTCGCCGGGTCGAGCAGAAGCAGGAAACGAACAAGTACAACAAGTAGCAGCAGCGGTGTCGAGCATATTCTCAGAAGGGAGGTGACATGGCATCAGTAAAGGACAGGATTGTTCACGCCTGGAACGCATTTCTCGACCAGGATGACGGTCGCTACAAGTCCTTTGACGGGGCAACTAGCTACGGGTCTATCCCCGACCGCACGAGACTGACGGTAACCAACGAGAGAACGATCATCGGGTCGATCTACACTCGGCTGGCTGTCGACACGGGTCTGGTCGACATTCGTCATGTTCGAGTCGACGATAGCGACGCGTTCCTCGAAGAACTTTCCAGCGGATTGAATAACTGCCTTAAGCTCCAGGCCAACATAGACCAGGACGCAACGGCGTTTATTCACGACGTGTGTTTGACGATGTTCGACAAAGGAGTCGCGGCGCTCGTTCCGGTCGATACCTCCATCAACCCACAGCTTAGCGGCGGCTTCGATATCCTGACGATGCGAGTCGGTGAGATTGTCGCCTGGCATCCGTCAAAGGTGACGATCAGTCTCTACAACGAGAAACGAGGAATGCGAGAGCAGATCACGGTCGACAAGAAGATTGTCGGCATCGTGGTCAACCCGTTCTACTCGGTGATGAACGAGACCAACTCCACTCTTCAGCGTCTGGTTGCCAAGCTCCGGTTGCTTGACAAATCTGATGACATGCTCAGTTCCGGGAAGCTGGATCTCATCATCCAGCTGCCGTATCAGCGTCGTACAGACATCGAGTTCCAGCTGAAGACCGGCAAGTACGGTATCGCCTATGCGGACGGTACCGAGAAGATCACTCAGCTGAACCGTCCGGTGGAGAACAAGCTTCTCGAGCAAGTCAAGTACCTGACCGAGCTGCTGTATAGCAATCTCGGTCTCACCGACGCAATCATGAACGGGACGGCCGACGAGAAGGCCATGCTCAACTACCACAAGCGGACAATCGAGCCGATCGTTAAGGCGATCGTCGAAGCGATGAGGTCAAAGTTCCTGACCAAGACCGCTCGTTCGCAAAAGCAGTGGATCATGTACTTCCGCAACCCGTTCAGCCTCACGCCGATCGTGGACATCGCCGAGATCGCCGACAAGTTCTCTCGGAACGAGATCCTCTCCGCAAACGAGATTCGACAGGGTATCGGTTGGAAGCCCTCCAAGGATCCGAAGGCGGACGAACTTCGAAACAGCAACATGCCGCAGCCTGACCCGTCAGGCGAAGTTCCGTCTCCGTCGGGGCCGGATCCAACACAGAGTAAGGAGGGAGACCGTCAAAATGGAACCTGACTTCGGTGGGTACGCCACGAAGGTTGGTCTCAAGTGCCGCGACGGACGGACCATCATGCCCGGCGCGTTCGAGCACATGGACAAGATGCGTGTTCCGCTGGTCTGGCACCACGTCCACGCCGATCCGGAGAACGTTCTCGGCCACGCGGTTCTCGAGGTCCGCAAGGACGGCGTCTACGCCAAGGGGTACTTCAACGAGACCTCTCGCGGCATGCACGCCAAGGCGATGGTGAAGCACAAGGACATCGAGTTCCTCTCCATCTACGCCAACGACCTGGACGAGCGTGGCAAGCAGGTCTACCACGGCCAGATCAAGGAAGTCAGCCTGGTCATCGCCGGCGCGAACCCCGGGGCCCGGATCGACTACGTCAACATCAAGCACTCGTCGGGTGAGGTCATCCAGCTGGATGACGACGTCATCATCTACACCGGTCTGCCGATCGAGCATTCCGGCGTGGACGACGAGGACGACGAGGACGACGAGGAGCACGAGGACGACTCGACCGACGAGGAGCTCAAGCACAGCACCATGAAGGAGGTCTACAACACCCTGAACCCCGAGCAGCTGGACTTGGTCCATTTCCTGCTCGGTGCGGTGGGCGAGGCCTCCGAAGACAGCGCGGAACATTCCGACGCCAGCAACGACAACCCCGAAAACACCCTCAGCCACGAGGAAGGAACCGAGAGCATGCGTCGGAACGTGTTCGAAGACAACGCCGGCACCAAGGACTCGAAGGGCGAGTCGAAGTCCCTGTCCCACTCGGACATCGAGGGCATCGTCACGGAGGCCAAGCGGACGGGCTCCTTCAAGCACGCGGTCAAGGAGTACGCGCTCGCCCACGGCATCGAGAACATCGGCAGCCTTTTCCCGGACGCGACCAACCTGACGGACCGCCCGGAGTTCATCACCCGCGAGAACAGCTGGGTCACCGGCGTCATCTCCGGCGTCCACCGCACCCCGTTCTCCCGCATCCGGACGATGTTCGCCGACCTGACCTTCGAGGCCGCGCGCGCCAAGGGCTACATCACCGGCGAGTTCAAGAAGGAGGAGTGGTTCGGCACCAGCAAGCGCGTCACCACTCCGACCACGATCTACAAGAAGCAGAAGCTCGACCGGGACGACATCCTCGACATCACCGACTTCGAGGTCGTCGCGTGGCTGAAGTTCGAGATGGACTTCATGATCAAGGAGGAGATCGCCCGCGCGATCCTCATCGGCGACGGCCGCGACCCCGGCGACGAGGACAAGATCAAGGACCCGGCCAGTTCCTCGGACGGCGCCGGTATCCGCTCGATCCTGCACGAGGGTGAGGTCTTCCAGACCACCCTCTACGTCAACCTGGCCGACGCGAACTCGAGCCGGCTCGAGGCCATCGAGGCCATCCTGCGCCACCGGAAGTACTAC